TGGATCAACGCCTTCTTCAACCAATTGTTCATGCAGTCCCAGAGTGAAGGCAGTCATAAGCCTATTTCTCCCAAACCACTGATTCTCGTCACGCCATGCAAGCGCTTTGGGATCGGCTTTATTCTCTGGAACGGACTGTGGTTGTATATTTACAGGAAATTGGCGTTCTTGTAAAGGGGGTGGCCTAAAATTTTCTACTTTATCCAAACGAAGTTTGGCTTGCGTCATTTCTTCTTGGGCGGCGACAATTTGATCAGCATCCCCGGCATCATATGCAGCTTTGTATTTAGCTTTAGCCTGTTCTAATGCGAACTCAGCATTTTGCCTAGCTGTGCCTACAAGAAGCGTAGTGTGATCCCCAAGATTCTTTTTAAGGCTGTTATTCTCATCAATAATGTGTTGAGCAAACCTTAAAGCCTCTTCCCGTTCACGTAAGGCGGCTTCTTTAGCCCGACGCTCATCGTGGTATCCGTGCGACAGTTTTTTAATTCGCTTCTGAACACCTTCGTCATATTTAGAAAGTTCGTCGTCAGTTACTTCACCAACCGGCTCTTCAAGCGGTTTGCGCCCTTTATCGGTATCTGGGGTGTCATCGACCACTTCAATCTCAAACTCAACAGCATCGTCCTTAGCCTGTTTTGTTTGTTCAGAAGCTTTTTCATCAGGGAATTTAAATTCAGTTTGATCCATATTTCACCTCATGCACGTTGGATACCACGGGGGTCTTCGACCACCGCTTCAACGGAATCATCGTTAATAATCCTAAATTCACGGTCGTGAATTTTAAGTCTTGTGCCTGTATTAGCGCGAGTAATCACAAGATCCCCCGGTTTGCACCACGGTCCTGTTGGAAAACGATTCTTATCAGCGTAAGCCATATCACCCAGTGATACGACAAAAAGCACGTTGCTTAATAACTCTTCGTACTTTAATGTTGCATCAGCTTTAATAATACCGCTGTCAAACTTGTTTTCAATTGTTGGTAGGGCGCATAAAATTTTATACCCTTTAACATGCGGCAATTGTTTAGCTTTTTCCTGCGCTTCTTCTAGTTCAGTCATTCTCAAATTCCTCATACCGTTGCACAAGGTCTTGAACTTCTATTCTTGCACGGCGCAGACCTTGGATAACGCCACACAAATTCCTATATTCAGCAAAATCTTTACATCCACCTTCGGCAATAGACTCACCTACTTCACGTTCGCGTTCTTTTAATTTATTAAATAAATGATCAAGTATCATCCGTTCATTTGCCATTATTGGTTACCCCGCTTCATTGCAGATTTAAGTAAGTCGGCTTGGATCTTTTTATCATCCCGTTTATCTTGGCTTTGCAGTCGAATGTTTTCTTTCTGTGCTTCAAGCTGTATACGTTCTTTCTCGTTTTGCAGTCGGCCTTGTGCAAGCGCAACGTCGGCTTGATCCTTAGCAGCTTTGCGCTGCTGCTCCATACCTTTAATCTGAAGTTCTTGTTGCTGCATTTGAACAAGGGGATCTTGGGCAACTGCTTGTGCTTGCTGTTGTGCAGCTTGGGCTTGATGAATTTGCAACACTTGTTGCGCTGCTTCTGCTACGTATTTAGCCATTGCAAGTTCTTCGGCTTCAGAAATATCTTGCTCCGGTCCCGGTAGCGGTGCACCCACACGCTGTTCAATCTCTTGCCTATATCTAAATCCTAAATGCTCAGCAACGTGAGCCATCATTGCAGCCTGCATCTGCTGCGCCATCGGGTTTTGCCCAATAGTCTGCATAATGCTTGGGTCTTGCAAAAAGGTCATATGCGTTGTGATATGCGCCTGATGATCCTGATAAATAAACGCTTTCAGCGGTGTGCCTTTAAGCACGTTCATATTTTCAGTGATTGGATCTTTAGGCTTCTGGTCATCAGGCAGCGGTACAAGTTTGTCAGCATTAGGAATACCAAGTACATCCAACATCTGCCTGTGAAGCCGTGGAAGATCGTAAAGCTGGGGCGCACCCTGAGCAAGCTGTAAGGCAGCTTGATACTGCACAACCCGTTGGGCCATTGTTGAAGCGTTAGGGTCGGATACAGGAATTACTTCAATTACATCGTAGTCCTCAGCCTTAACCTGTGGTGTGCCATCTTGGGGTACATAACTATAGTCTGGACTTGTGTATTCTCTGATAATTTCTTTGAGCAGCTTGAACTCTTCTTTCATCGCTGCATGGATGCGAGCTTGTACTGCACCCATTGTTTTTAACTGCCGCTCCAAGAGAGCTAGGGTGGTACCCACCGGAGCCTGACTCGACATATCGCTGATCTTCATATCAGCCATACCACTGAGTCTTCGCGCTTCTTCGGTGATCTGGTTTAACAGTGCAAGGAGTGTTTGGCTGGGTTCTTTATACGGCAGCGGTAAGATATTGTCCCTGATTACACCACCCGGAACATCCACATCTCTCCACTCACCGGGAGCAATCGGCGTATCGTCACCTTTGATACGCAAACCTCTGGATTTCAAACCACCCGGAAGATTAGATAAAGAACCCGCGTCAACCAACTGACGAATCAGCATGGTGCCTGCTGTGGCGTAGCCACCAATAATATGTATCAACCCAAAGCCATAAGCCCCAAAACCGGGGACATACATGTAGTGTACAAAGTGTTGTCTCGCTGCTTTACGTGGGTCGTCTTCTTTATAATTACGACGAATTGCTAAAACCTTATTAGTTCCCTTATCAATGGTAATGACATAGGGCAACGGTAAATCTTCTTCGTATCCGGGCAAGTCATACTCAATATGCACTTCGTATATCTGATACCGCTCATCTTTGGTTTGCTCAACACCTTCTTTTTGTGCCTTGGCTTTCTCAATATCAGTCTGGTTAGCGTAGGGTTCACCAATATCCACATCACAATAAAAACCACTGACTTGCAGGCGTTTAATATCATTTTTAGTTTTCCGCATCACATGCGTGAGGCGGTCTGTACGTCTGATATTTGTTACGCCGTACGGTAGGATTATGTCCTCGGCGGGTATATAGAAGGACACCTGCCGCTCAAGTGACGGGTCGTAATAGACTTTTTTGAATGATGAACCGGCTAACGCCACACCCCATAACGCACGTTCATGTTCCGAACGGTACTCAGGCATTTTGTCTGTTAGCTGATAGTTCATATCAGCTTCTACACGTTTAGCCGCCTCTTCAATTTCAGGACTGGATGCACCAATAATATTAGTTTTTACAGGTCCATCAGCGGGGAAAGTCTCCATAATTGATTCGCTTTGAAAGCGAATTGCAGCTTCGGTAAGCAGTGTGGAGAACACACCACAAGCACCATCCCAAGGCTCTGTCACGTTGTCATAGCGCAACCCAAGAACATCAAGCCCCTTAACATAAGTATCAACCCAATCTTTGCGGGAGTTAATGTCTGCTTCAACTAACTCCATAATGTCGCCAGCAATTTTTTGAAGCTCTGAGTCATCCATGTAGTCGGCAAGATTAGAATCAAACTCCTCTTCTCCTCCACCGCTTTCTGGCATCAGATCAATCTCAACCCCATCAATACCAATTGACACGCCTTCTGGATTAACAATTTCAATCTCAATAGGGGCTTCTTCGGTTGAAAGGCTGTCAATCCCTTGGGGTGCTGCGTACAGTGCTTTATCAATAGCCATTTTTTATCCTAAATAGTAACCGCGCTTTTGCCCACGAAAACCATGAAAATACTTCTGATCGTCGGGTTCGTCGCTTGGAAGTCGTAAAAAACCACCTTGCCTGAAACGCATAAGCGCCATTGTTGTGGTGTCTACCAAATCATCATGGCTCATAAATGGAAACCCAGCAATTTCTTCTACCACTTCTTCTGCCCAACGTGTTTCAGGCACCCACACTAGTCCTTGTTTAATAATATCAGCTACTGAATTTAGCCTCGCCAGTTTATCACCCGTACCTCGATGGGGTGTGTACTCTTGAACCGGGATACCCATGCGACGAAACTCTTGGTAGAGTGCCGTACCAGAAACTTTTTTCTCAACAATAAACGCATCGGGTTCCCATTCTCGCCATTGTTCCATCGCAAGATCTTTAAGGTCAGGAAACTCAACTCGTTTTTTAATCGCGTTGAGCAAAATGATGTTGTAGTTTTTCTCGTCCTCATTATTCCAAACCCCCCATACAGTAATCGCAGTAAAGTCAGCACGGTTATGTGTTTCGGCGGCGGCGTCTAACGTAAGTATGATGTAATCACAATCGGGCGGTTCTTCTTTTTTCCATATTTTCCACCATTCCCGCTTTACAACAGAGGCTTCTTCCGCCGTTGGGTTCTGCTGGTATTGGGCGTTCCATTGAAACAGCGGCATGGAAGCCTTTGTACGATGTAATGCTTTTAGATCAAAAAACTCGGGCCACAGGGGTTTTTCATCATTAGTATCTGAATTAAATATAGCGGGGAACTCAACTATTCTAAACTGATCGGCTAACTCCGAATTAGCCATATCACGAGTAACACGACCCGTCAGGTCATCCATATGCCAACGGGTTTGCACAATTGCTACCCGCCCTCCCGGCATCAAGCGTGTCCGCGCACCAAAGGTATACCACTCATAAGCTTTTTCAAATACATCAAAGTTGCCATTAATAATATCTTGCTCGTTATGTGGGTCGTCAATCAGGAGTAAATCAGCACCGCGCCCAGCCAAAGCAGAACCAACACCACAGGCAAAATACTCACCGCCAGAATTGGTATTCCATCGGCCCGCAGACTTTGAGTCAGCCGCAAGATCAACCGTCGGAAAAATGTTTTTATACGCATCGCTGGCTATCAGATTTCTAACTTTTCGTCCAAAATCTACGGCAAGATCGGTTGTATGTGACACCATTAAAATTTTCTTATCAGGAAACTTTCCTAAAAACCATGCGGGAAAATAAATAGATACAAGCTGGCTCTTACCGTGGCGTGGGGGGATATTAACGCACACCCTATCCTCCAACCCCAAGGCAGTTTTCATCAATAAATCAGCCAAAATCCTGTGATGCTTTCCAACTTTATAGTCAGGTTGCATATATTTACAAAATTCAATTAAGTCATTACGACAAGCAGCCGACTGCTTACGTTTAGCTAGCTCGTCGGCTATTTGTTCAATCTCTTCTTGCTCTTCTAAAGAAAAATTATGCAGGTTTTTCATTAAAACCATAATTTCCGCTTCAGTAAGCGTCATCAAACTCATTGTATAACCCCATACGCTGCATTTTCTCCATTTACACCCAGTTCAACGTCTACATCAATAACATCATCGCTGGTTTTAACAATTGCGGGGGCGTCCTCAAGAAGTTTTTGTAGCTTTTCACGTAATTTTGACTCCAAGTCGGTAGTTGCACGGTGAGTTATGGTCAATTCTGTGCGATCTGTAAACAATCCAACATCAGAAATACGCCCTAAAAGCTCTAATGCACGGATTCTTATCTTGGGGTCGGGGTCTGCACTCTCTTTGATAAGCCTATTGGTTACGTAAATACGTAATTGCACTGCCGATTGGACCACTTTTTTATCAAATTCGCCCAGTATTTCTTCCAAATGCATCAAACCGCCCGTTGTTTGGGGGAGATTCTGTATTTGGTTCTTGGTTTTTTTGTTGCTCAAAGACGGGTCGGCAATTTGATGGAGTGTTTTTTCAGCAGCGACCCTGTCTGCTGATGTTGGCTTAACTTTTAAGCCTGTTTTTTTCAATACCTTAACAGTCTCACATGCGGCTTTAGCCACAGCATAGAGGTCTTTGTACGGAATGTTATCCGGTATAAATAGGGGTACGCCAGTGTCAGGTAAACAATTCATCACGGGAATAAAGGCACCGAGTGAATAAAGATGCCATAACTTTACACACAATTTTTTATTTTAGCAAGGAGGTTGGGACTCCTAACGGGGGGGTGTTCCTATATTGAAGGGGTGGGGTAACAGAGTAAAAAATTTAGAGGTGGGGGGCTAACTGGCTAAAGTAAAAATAAATGTGGTCTTACTAGCATTTTGCTAGCGTAATTTAAAAGGGGGGTGGGGATTCGTGCGAAATAGCAGCACGCAGCACGCCTATGGTACCTAGCCGCTGTCGGGGGGGTCGGGGTACGGTGGGGTCGCGCCTTGGGGTTTTCCTACTGTAGGAAATTGTGACGTGTCAGGCAATGACATAACTTAGCAAAGCATGAAAGCATTTTGCTACACTAGAGTCACGGCAACGTTGCCGTATTTAACTTGAAAGGATCTAACATGAGTACCAAGCAAAACACCAAGCCAAGTAAGGTTTCAGTTGAATTATCCATCGAGTCGATCCTAACGGATACGAACACAATTGCCAGCGTAGTACTTGCGGAATCAATCGCTCGTCAAACATGTGCGGACACTTGCAGCAAATTAATTCCACGTTTGCATAAGGCCGGTGTCAAGGTCGGTCGTCGTAATGGGTCAAACGCTTGCCCAATTGCGGCCATGTTTTACGATACCTTGATTGCTGGCGGATTGGCCGCCAAAACGTCGTCGAATTATTTGACGACGTTCAAGACGGCGGTCGAATCCGGTAAGCCGCCGACGGACTGGAACCTTGCAAGGAAGGGTAAGGGTAAGAAAAGCAAAAAGGAACCAAAGGAATTCAGCGCGTTGCTACTCCCCGCATTCAATCATGATGATGGAGCATCATTCGATAGCATGTGTAAGGGGATTCAGGCAACGTACGATGATGGGAAATTCGATACCCTGTACGAATGCTTCGTAGATTACCTTAAAAGCGAAGGCATGGAAATCACTGAGTGATTTTCTACTGTAGGAAATTCTAGCCCGCCGAAAGGCGGGCTTTTTTTCGCCTGTATGTTCTACATTCTAGAACTTATAATTTCCTACCGTAGGAAA